CCACCCGACCACCCACGCCACGGCGAGCGGAACACGGTCGGGTCGAGCGGGATATCGGCCCGCTGCGAGCGGAGCGGCGCGGCTCCGAGCCGGATCATCGCGAAGAGCTTGTCACGGGCCGCCGCTTCCTGCGCCGCGCGGGCGTCGCGTTCATGCTCGAGCGCAAACACGTAGACCGCCTGCACGAGATAGTTGTGATAGGGAAAGATCGGAATGTCGGCGGGCTCGTCGGGCGGTGCGGGCTCCGCCGGCAGATACCGGTAACGGAGCAGTGCGAGCACATTGTGCCCCGTCGGATCGGGCCAGAAGGACACCGTGGTATCGGAGCGCGAGACGGCAAAAAAGAGTGGTGGCGATCCCGCTTGCATGCCCGGCCCGGAGCGTGCGGCAAGTTCCTCGGGGGATAGCTCGAGGGCGAACGTGTTCGGGGTCGGGTTGCCGTCGTTCGAGAGAATTTGCAACCCGTGGTCGTCGACCGCCGTGATGAAATCGGCGGGCAACGCCACCGACTGGCCGGTAATGGTGAGCTGTGCGGAGACGTAGAGAAAGGGCCAATCCGCGAGCGTGTACAGCTCGAAGAGGTGTTGACTCAAAAAATCCGCGGCGTCGGCGTCGAGCGCGCGGTTGCCCGCGCGATTGAGCGCCAAGTCACGGATGCGTTGGCGCGTGTACCGGCCCGGCGGAATCGTTGGCATGCGCGGCAGCCTCGCCGTCGGGCGGCGCCGTCAATCCCAATTCGCGGCGGAGCTGCGCGACGGCGGCATTGAAGACTTTGACTTGCCGCTCCTCGAAGCTCGCGGCGGCGTCGAGGAGCTGTTGATTGTTCACCCGGATTTGGACGTCGAGTGCCCCGGTCGCAATGCCGAGCTTTTTCGATAGCTCCTCGGGCGTGTGTGCCGTGAACGCGATGGAGCACTGCTCCCCCTCACGCGTGACGCGGGTAATCTGCCCCGAAAACGGCGGCTGTTTGGTTGGCCCGTGTGGCATCTAGGCCCGCTGGATCGCGGCCGCGCGCTCGAGAATCTGCCCGGTGTCGAGATCGACCGTCTGCCCGCCCGGGATGCCCTCGGTCATCCGAGCCGCCTCGACTTGCTTGGCATGGTGCACCAATTCGAGAATCGTCCGGGCCTCGCACGACCACACGACGACATCCCCGACGAATTGCCTGCGGTTGATCTGCACGGGCTTCATGCGCCCGTCGGGTTGCTTCAAGAGCGGCACGTGCAATTGCACGCGGTCGCAATTCGGGTGCAGCTCGCCGTGGGTGGCTCGGCGGAGCCGGCTCGATATCTGGCGGGCGAGTGCTTTCCCTTGGTCGTCGTCGGCGGCAGCGACGTCGCGCCATGCCACGTTGAGCGCCTCGACCATGGCCGGCGTGAGCTTTTCCCGCGGGTGGTCGAGTGCGTACTGCACCAACTCCTCGGGCTCGAGGTCGTCGCGGGTCTCCTCGGTGTCATCCTCGGGGCCGGCCGCCACGGCCACGGCCGGCACCGTCTCGGGCAGCGGATACTTCCGCGGGCGCCCGACTTTTCTCGCCGTCTCTTCCATGTCCTTTTAGTTGAATGCGGAGAGGCACTCGAAGCGCCGGAAGAAGTCCGTATTCAAGATGCACGTCTTGGTGTAGAACTTGAACCCGGCCTTGCGGCGCTGCTGCAGCGGGTCGGAATCGCTCGCCGTGGCCGGCGTCAACGTGGCCACCACGCGGGCGCCGATGGCCGGCACCGCAAAGGCCGACTTGCCGAAGATGTAGCCGACGTGCACGTTGCCCGCCGCAGGCGGGTCGGCGGTCGCCGGGTTGCCGCTCGGATTGGCTTGGATGGACACCCCGCCACTCGTCGCCGCAACGTTCACGGTCGCGGCGGTGCCGGTAACGAAGGTGACGATGCCGGCATAGAGCGGCACGGCACCGCCCGGCTGCGACACGAAGAGATTATAGCGGCCCGAGGGCGCCGAGGCGCCGATGGTGAACTGCACGTCGAATGCACCCGTAGCGCTCGTGACGTTCACGGTTGCCGTCTGTTGGGTCGAGAGCCCGCTCACCGGGTCGGCGAGTGCGGCGCACACCTTGACGGTCGTGCTCTGAGGAAACCCAACGTCGCCGGCCGGCAAGCTCGTGATCGCGGCCGCGGTGACCCCCGCGGCAGTGGCCGGGAGCAGCGACTGGATCGGGAGCAGGTTCGAGCGCTTCCAGCGCACGCCACGCCACCGACCGATCTCGGCGTTGAACAGCGCCGTCGTCTCCGAATACTGGTGCGAGAGCACGAAGGTTTGATCCTTCGCTAGGTCTTGCTCGACGTACGGGTCCACTACGCCGGCATACATGGAGCCGGGGAACGTCGGGGCACCGAGCTGGCGGAGCGTCGCGACGACCATCGAGACGAAGTCCGTTCCCGGCAGGTCACCCGCGACGAGCGCCGTGCGCGACGCGCGGTTGTTCGGCAGCATGACGACACCGCCCGCCTGGAGCACGCGCTGAATCTCCCGATCTTGCAGCTCCGCCGACGCGTTCCCGAGCCGGTCTTTTGCCGCCTGCAACGCCGGGTGCTTGGTGGTCATGAGCGCGACATCCGAGAGTGTCGTCACCATGCCCCACTGCTCGAGCACGGCGGTCACCTTGTTCACGACGAGTGCCGTCGAATCCGGCGTGACGCCCTCGGTGATCGGCGAGCCCGGCAGCGGCAAGCGCTCGTAGCGCTGCGCCGAGTACGTCTTGCCCTCGCCCTCGGGCATGTTCGGCGTGTCGCCGATGTCCTGAAACACCGTCAACTTTTCCGCAACCGCAAGCAGCTCATCTTGTAACCAAAGTGGTGCAAGATCATTGACGAGTGTGGTACTAGTTGAGAGTCCCGGGTCGGTGTAACTGTATGTCGTGCCCGCCATGGCGCGGCCCTCCCGCTCCGCTTAGAGCGATGCGCCCTCGAGGATTTTGCGCTTCTCCTCGAGGGGTAGGCGGGCAAATTCCTCTTTGGTTTGCGGTGCCCGCGGTTGCTTGGTTGGCTCCGGCCCCGCCTTCTGCACCGTGGCGCCGCCTTCGGTGACGGCGGCCGCGGCGCTTGCGGCGCGGCGTTGCTGGTCGGCAGCTCGTTCCGCTTCGCGCTCGGCGAGAAGGGTATCCATATACTTCGGGTCCTCCATCCGCCGAGCCCGGACGGCGGCCACGGCTTGCTTGCGGGTAATCATCTGCCCGCGTTGCCGGTACTCCTCGCGCATCCGGTCGACTTCCTCCGCAAGCGTCTCGTACTTCGGCACGTCGGAACGGGTCTGGAGCAAGTCGACGACGTCGGCCATACCCTCGAGGCCGTTTAAGATGGGGCCGGCGAGCACTTGCAGGAACGCGGCAAAGATCGGGGCATGCTGCTGCACCGCTTCCTCCGTCCAGCCGCCGCCGAGAGATTGCGCGACGCGGCGCGCGTCGGCTTGCGTGAGCCGGACGAGCGGCATGGTTTGCTCGGCGGCTTGCTGCTGCGGCCCGAGGAGTCGGAGGGTCGCGTTCGCGGCCGCCAGCTCCTCGCGGGTGCGGGCGTGCTCTTGGCGGAGTGTCTCGAGCGGATCGGGGCCGGCCGGCGGTGCCGGGGTCGGGGTCTGCTCGACCGGTGCGGCCCCAGGCTCCGGAGCTTGCGGTTGGGCGGGGGTGAGATCGTCACTCATGGCACGGGGCGCTCACTCCCGACGGGCGAATAGTCGGAGTCGGGGTCAACCCACCAATCGCGCGGCGGGGGCGGCTCTTGGGGGGCGGTATTCTGCCGGTCGCGCTCGGCACGGGCGCGGAGCCCGAGGAGGGCGAGGGTTTGGCAGAATGCGGGGCGGAGGAGGTGTTGCAGCTCCTCGACTTGCCCGCGGCATTTGGTGATCGCGTGCGGGTCGGTAAGCTCCTTGTCGAGGAGGTAGGCGATCCGGTCGCGCACGTAGCGCTCCAAGTGGAGGTGGTAGGACGTCTCGCGCAGTGCCGCGGTGACACTCGCCAGCTCGTCCGGGTCGATCGGGATGAGGTCGGCGTCCATCGGTTAGAACGCCATCCGGCCGGAGCGCATGTTGCGAGCCATCGCGCGACGTAGCGGGGAGCCGGCAGTGGCGGCGGAGAGTTTCGGCCCCATGTCGTCGGCATCGGGCTCGCGCACGGGGAGCTTGTTCTGGATCGGGGGCGGCATGCCGGGCGTCGCCCGCGGGCGCGGCGGCGGCGACGGCAACGGCGGCGGCGCACCGGCGCGAGCACCGGGTGGCCCGAGCTTCGCTCTCCGGCCCCGTGCGGCCGGCGGTGGCGGCCCTTTGCGTTTCGCTCCCGGCGGCGCGTATTGCTTGCGTGCCATCGGGGCATGCCGTCCTAGCGCATTGTTTCCGCTAGTCAATACCACCGGGTTAGAGGAAGCGGGCGAGGGTGACGAAGGCGAGCCCGAGGGCAACCAAATTGACGCGCGGAATGGGCGCATTGGCCGCCGCGAGCACAAACGAGAGAAAGCCGCAGAGATCAAGCAGTGCACCGTGTGTGATTGGCATTCTGTGCCCTCCCTAGGGCGGGCTCGACTTGTAAGGATGTCCAGCGGGAAGGCTCGCTTGGATGCCGTATTTCCAAGCCAAGTAGCCTTCGACACTCTGGCGCTCGGTCGTACTGAGTGCCCGGTTCGCGATCATCACTGCCGCCAAGTCACCCATGAACTGATAGGCAAACGCCCCGGAGCGGTTACCAAGTGTCACGGGACCAGTCGGCGGCAATGCGACGACGCCGCCCGAACCAAATGACGTCCCGTTCAGCCAACCCTGCGGAGTTGAGCCGTTGTGTATTCCTTCAAAGAGATTCCATGTTCCGGTCGTAACCGCGGTGGTTGCCACAATGGAGTTGCCGCAGAAAAATTCGGGCTTGAGCGTCGTCCCCGAGCACCGTAATTCGATCACGGCCGGGGAGCCGATGCTGATACTAAAGAGCTGGGGGAAGTTGGATGCCGCACTTTCCGACGCGACCGCAAACACACTCACGCCGCCCGCAAGCACCGGATCGGGTGCGCTCACGATCTGGCGACTCACCGTGAAGCGGGCGACGGGTTTCCCGTTGACCACGTTGGCATAGAGCTTCGGCGCGGTGCCGGTGACCGCGCTCCCGTTGCCACTCGCGCCCATACTGCCCGTATTCGGCCACGCGAGAATCTCCGAGCCGTCGGCCCCGGTGAGTTGA